AAGGTGCTGCCGCGAATGACCTCGCCGGCGCTGACCGAGCATGAGGTTGCGCGCCTGGATGCCTGCGATCTGCTCTCTTTTGCAGGTAAGGTGATCGGTTTTTTGTCACCGGCTTCGGCTCGCTGAAATTTCCCGAAAAACTGTCGGTCGACGATCTGATGGCGGATATCGCGGTGATCTTTCACTGGCCGCCGTCAGAGCTGTACTCCCTGAGCGTGACCGAACTCCTCTTATGGCGCGAAAAAGCGCTGCAGCGAAGCGGAAACCACCATGAGTAATAATGTCAGTCTTCAGGAACTGCTTAAGGCAGTCGACCGGGCAACCCGACCGCTTAACGCTCTCCATAACGCCAGCCTCACTCTCGCGAGCGATATCCGCAGTGCGCAGGCGACGCTGGGGGCGCTCGATGAGCAGGCAGGGCGTATTGACGGCTTCAGGAAAGCAAACGCCCGGCTCACCGTGACGGAGCAGTCGCTTGCCCTGGCGAAACAGCAGGCAGCGGCGCTGGCGGTGCAATTTAAGAACACGCAAAACCCCACCCAGGCCCAGGCCGATGCGTTGTCCGCAGCCCGAAAATCGGCAGCCGACCTTAAGCTTGAGTACAACAGCCTGCGCTACTCGGTGCAGCGCCAGCGCGCTGAACTCGCCCAGGCGGGAATAAACACGCGCACGCTCTCGTCGGATGAGCGTCGTTTACGCACCCACATCAGCGATAAAACGCTGCAGCTTAACCGACAGCGTGATGCGCTGGCCCGCGTCAACCAGCAGCAGGAGCGGCTGAGTACCGTTCAGAATCGCTATGAGTCAGGCAAACGCGTTGCCGCACGGGTGCATCAGCTGGCTAATGCGGGCGTGGGCATGGCCAAAGCGGGCTTTGACCAGACGTCCCGGTTCATGGCCCCCGGCATCAGTTTTGAAAAGCAGATGTCGGCCATACAGGCAAGCCTTGGCCTGGAGAAGGGCGACGCCCGGCTTGAGGCCATTCGCCAGCAGGCGCGGGAGGTAAGCGTCAGCGCCGGCGTACCTGCGGATACGGTCGTTCGGGCTCAGAACGCGCTGGCCCGTTCAGGCTATGACGCCGATGGGCTGCTTGCGGCCACCGCGCCAGCGGTCAACCTCAGCCTGGCGGGGAACGTCGACGCGGCTAAGGCGGCCGATACGATCGCCAGCACGCAGGCCGCGTATCGCCTGGCGAATACGGATGCGGGGCGCATCGCAGACGTGCTTACGCGCGGTTTTACCTCTTCAAATACCACCCTCGCTGAGATGGAGGCCGCCATCACCTCCGCCGCGCCCGCTGCGGATGCTTCCGGTCTGGGGCTTGAAGAGACCACCGCGCTGCTTGGCGTTCTGGCGGAAAAAGGGATGAAAGGTGCGGCTGCCGGGGACGCGCTCAGCGCGATGCTGCGCCATGTTCAGACTCCGGATGCCATAAAAGCCGCGGGGGTGCTGGCTTCCGCTTCGGGTGATGGATCGCTTGATGAAAAACGTCAGCAGCTGCAGGGGGCGAAGGGCAGTACCGCACTCGCGGCTTCCGTTCAGACCGATAATCTTGACGGCGACATCAGCCGGTTCCAGGCCGCGTTGAACGGGTTGAAGATTGATGTATTTGATAAATCGGATGGCGCTTTGCGCAATCTGACCACTACCGCAACGGGGTGGGTCGGCACGCTTTCGCTTTGGGTAAACGCTAACCCTGAGCTGACGCAAACCCTGGTCAGCGTGATTATCGGCGCACAGGCATTTGCCGGCGTACTGGGCACCTTAGGGATGGTCGTCGCGCCGGTGTTGTCTGGCCTGAATCTGGTCATGACCGCCGCAGGAATGTTGGGAACGGTATTCAGCGTGGTGGGTGGTGCCATCATGACGGTGCTGGGCGCCCTTAGCTGGCCGGTTATTGCCCTTGGCGCGGCGATTGCCGCCGGTGCTTTGCTGATTTTTAAATACTGGGAGCCCATCAGCGCCTTCTTTGGCGGAGTGATTGAGGGGCTTTCTGCGGCCTTCGCGCCGCTGGGCGAGCTGTTCGCTCCGCTGTTACAGGCCTTTGGTTTCATTTCAGAAAAGCTGGGCGGGATCTGGCAGTGGTTTACCGATCTGATTGCGCCGATTAAGGCAACGCAGGAAACGCTCGACAGCTGTAAAAATGTCGGCGTGGCGTTCGGTCAGGCGCTGGGCGATGCGCTAATGGCGCCGCTTAATCTCTTTAACAGCCTGAGCGGCAAGGCCAGTTGGCTGCTGGAGAAGCTCGGCGTCATAAAAAAAGAGTCGGGCAATATCGACTCGGCTGTGCCGAAAGAAGGCACATCCTCTGCTGACGCCGGCAGTGCCTGGGACCTGGAGCCACCTGTTTATAGCGGCTTCATGGGATACCAGCCGACGGCTGCCGCGGGAGGACGTTCTTACGTCGATCAGAGTAAAAGCGAATACAACATCACGCTGCAGGGGAGCACGGCCTCCGGAACGGATCTGACTCGTCAAATCCGGGAGGAAATAGAGAACAGTGAACGTGAAAAAGCGAGACAGCGGCAATCCAGCTTTTTTTATGGTTGAGGAGAGAGAAAATGTTAATGGTGCTGGGTCTGTTTGTCTTTGAACGACGAACCTTACCGTATCAGTCAATGCAATTTTCAAAGGACTACCGCTGGGTGTCCAACGATCGCATCGGAAAACCCAAAGCCTGGCAGTATCTTGGCGAAGGCGAGACTTCTCATTTGCTCACAGGGACGCTCTATCCGGAAATCACCGGCGGGCGCCTCTCCCTGAAGGCGATCGAGCTGATGGCGAATGAAGGGCGGGCGTGGCCGTTGATAGACGGCACCGGCATCATTCACGGCATGTTTGTCATTGAGAAAGTCACGCATACGCACACGGATTTTTACAGCGATGGTGCCGCCCGAAAAATTGAGTTTACCCTGTCGCTAAAACGCGTGGACGAATCGCTGATGACGATGTTTGGCGACCTGAGAACGCAGGCTTCAGAGCTGGTGGAAAGCGCACGCAATAGCATTGGAGGGCTGGCGGGATGATCGCTGAAATGAATATCCGGGCGGGTGGGAAAATCGCCCCTGATTTTATGCTTAAGCTTGACGATCGCGATATCACGCAAAATTTCAGCCATCGTCTTATCAGTTTGACCATGACCGACAAGCGCGGGCTGGAGGCCGATCAGCTGGATATTCAGCTGGATGATTCCGACGGGCTGTTAGACCTGCCTGCCCGGGGGGCAACGCTCTCCTTATGGCTGGGATGGGCGGGAACCCCGCTCGAGCAGAAAGGGAACTTTACGGTCGATACCATTGAGTTTCGGGGCGCGCCGGACACGCTGACCATTCGGGGATGCAGCGCGGATTTTCGCGGAAAGCTAAACGTGCGGCGCGAACAGTCGTGGCATGACACGACGATCGGCGCGATCGTGAATACCATTGCTCAGCGTAACCGGCTGACCGCCAGCGTCGCGGCGGATCTTTCATCCATTGCTATTTCTCATATCGATCAGTCTCAGGAGACAGACGCGGCGTTTCTCACCCGCCTGGCCGAACGCAACGGTGCCTTTGTTTCAATTAAAGCCGGCAAGGTTATTTTTATGAAAGCGGGCCAGGCCGTGACGGCTGGCGGCACCTCGATTCCCTTGATGATGATTGAACGTGGGGATGGCGATAAGCATCTTTTTTCCGTCGCGGACCGTGAAAATTACTCCGGCGTGACGGCCAAATGGCTGCAAACGCGCGACCCCAAAAAGCAAAATCCTCAATTGAGTATTAATCGTTTGCCTGAGGGGCAGGCGGCAGAGGGGCTGCAGCACCCGGATGCCGCTGCGCCGATTGCGGGAGCAGGGGGGAAGGAGCAGAAGCCGCAAGAGATGCTGGTGGGATCGGCGGAAAACGTATTTGAGCTCACCACGGTGTATGCCTCGGAAGAGCAGGCGTTGAGGGCTGCGGAGGCGAAGTGGCGCGCGCTTCAGCGCGGTACCGTGAATTTTTCCATCCAGCTGGCGCTGGGACGCGCCGATCTGTTCCCCGAAACGCCGGTGCTGGTAAACGGCTTTAAACGCGTCATTGACGAGCAGGCCTGGATCATCAGCGAGGTGGTTCATACCCTCAGCGGGAGTGGATATACCACGAAGCTGAACCTTGAGCGTAACGTCACCGACGAAAAATTCGCTGTCGACAGTGAGTAATTTATTTGCCTTTACGTTGTTTTTGAGTATTCTTGATTTACAGATTGTGAATTAAACGGAGGGGTACATGTTTCATTGTCCTAAGTGCAAGCATTCAGCGCATGCGCGTACCAGTCGCTACTTGAGTGAAAATACCAAAGAGCGGTATCACCAGTGCACCAATGTGGACTGCAGCTGTACGTTCGTGACGATGGAGTCCGTGGAGCGTCTGATTGCGACTCCCGGTGCCTCTGAACGTGTCCGAACGGCTTCGCTGAACCACGGTTAGCGACTGCGTTACCGGCTCAAAAAATCAATAAAAAAGCCACTCAATTGAGTGGCTTAATCATATGATTCTAAAAATAAAATTTGGTGGCCCCTGCTGAACTTGAACCAGCGACCTGCCGATTATGAGTTCCAATTTAAAGTCTTATAAAATAATAGGTTAGATTTAAAATGGGTTGTTGCATCGAATAATTTCAAATATGAAAGCATAGTGAATAGGTCTGCTGCCATTTTGCTGCCAATGATGCCTATAAAAAATGATAATCGCCATTCAAGAGGTAGAGGGCTAAACCAATCATAAAGGAGCCGAACAGCGAAAACACAGTGTTATACCAGTAGAAGTAGATAGGTGTTTCGGATCGGTAGATGTAGTAATTTTCATATGTGCCTTTATACCAGCCGACGAAGACCCCACTTCTAAGAACTTTTGCAGAATGAAAAATCATCCACAATCCGCAAAGAAGTACACAG